AGTGGACAATATGGATACACTAATCTTAAACTAAAATGAGTACAATAGTCGTCAACGAATTAAATGCAGCAAGAGATTCTGATTATAGAATCCGTATGCCTAGTGGTGCTCATTTAAATATTCAAGGAACACTTGCAGTAGATAATACTGCTGGATCTCAAGCACAGATAGTATTTCCTAAAGGTAATTCTGCTCAGAGACCAGGAACTCCTACTGCTGGAATGGTAAGGATTAATACAAATTTTTATGGTGGTAGTAAGGTAGAAGTATTAGAAGGGTATGATGGTACAGATTGGATTTCATTAGTAGAATCTAGTCCAGTTGAAGGAGAAGCAGTAGTCAATCCAAATGCACAAGGAGGGAATATATTAATTAAGGATGGATATAAGTATCATATATTTAAAACAGTTGGTAGTACAGATTTTACATTTATAAGTCCTGCTGAAGGTGCTAATATTGAATACCTTGTAGTCGCTGGTGGTGGCGGTGGAGGTGGAGGAGACGTTGGTGCTGGTGGTGGTGCTGGTGGTTTCCGAACTAATAAAACTGGATCACAATCTGGAGGAGGATGTAATGCGGAAGCATCTATGGTTGTTACACCAGGAACTTATCCTGTAGTAGTAGGTGCTGGTGGAAATGGTGGTAGTTCTTCTGGTTCAAATGCTAGTGATGGAGCAGATTCAAGTTTTAATGGTATAATTTCTATAGGTGGTGGCGGTGGACCTGGATGGAGTGCTAGTAATGGTAGAGCAGGTGGATCAGGATCAGGATCAACAGGACAAGGTGGTAATAATCCAGGAACAGGTGCGAGTTGTCAGGGATATAATGGTGGAACAGGATTAGGTGGTAGTAACTATCCCCAAGGTGGAGGAGGTGGTGCAGGAGGATTAGGAGAAAATGCACCTAATCAAAACCAAGCGGGTGCTGGTGGTCCTGGTTTACCTAACCCATTTCAAGATAGTAATGTTGGACAGTCAAGTGGTGGTCAAAGATACCTCGCTGGTGGAGGTGGAGGTGGTGTAGAAAGTAATGCAACAGTTGGTAATGGTGGTGTTGGTGGAGGTGGTATAGGTGGTCGTCAAAGTCCTAACCTAGATCCTGGTTCTGGTCTCCCTAATACTGGAGGTGGTGGAGGTGGAGAAGATAGTAGTACAGGTGGTGCTGGAGGTTCAGGTGTAGTAATTCTTAGATATGCATTTACAGGTGATGATTCAGCACCAGCATTACCAGGTTCTAGTGCTGATAATCCAGCAACTTCTGCTAAAGATGCAGCAGCAGCAGGATATACAGACTCAACAATATGGATGACTATTGGTTCAACTGCTTATGAAATGGAATTTGATCCTACTGATAGATATGGTAGTGGTAATACTGGTTGGGTAAAGTTTGATAATACTGTATTTGGTGCTAATAACTCAACAATAGACTACACAGTTTATGGTTCACCATCTAGTATAATACCAGCATTTAATAATTCTTCTGTAGACTCTACTTCTAACTCTACTATTAGTTCTGGTACTCATAGGATAGGTAGAAACCAGAGTCATAATGGTGGTAGCTCATTATCAACTATTAGGATCATGTTACCTAAATTAACTAGGGTACGTTATAGTGCTCAATATGTTTCAGGTGGTAATGATACTGCTGACTTTGGTTCATTTAACCAAAACTATAGTGGTATTATAAACAATAATCCTTATGAGAATAATGGATCTGGATACTGGGCAGTAATATGGGATGGGAATTCAAGTGGTAATTTTAGTAATAGTATGTTAATCATAGATCCAGGTAACTTGACAAGTGGAAACCAGTCACACTCTCAAAGTATTCTTTCTGGTTCTTTTAGTGGTCAAACAGCAGATGATCCATATATAATATGGGGAACTACTGATGCCTACAGAGAGTATAGGTATACAAACTCATGGGAACTTTGGATCCATTAACTTATAAATATTTAAAAACGTAGTAGAAAATGTCAACACTTAATGTCGATACTATAAAAGATAAAGGTGGTACTACTGGACCTACTTTGGGAGGTAATACTGCATGTACGGGTAACTTTACTCTTACTGGTAGTTTACTATCTCCAGGTGGAGGTACTTACGCTGGATTAAGTGCTGACGCTTTAGTACATTCTGGTGGTAATACAGTCACGTTAGCAGCAGATAATTTATCTCCTACTGTTGGAACTATTGATTTAGGATCAACATCTAATAGATGGAATAACATCTATACAAGTGACTTGGATTTATCTAACGAAAAAATTACTGGTGGTAATGATGTAGATGGGACTTGGGGTTCCTACACTATCCAAGAGGGTGAGACAGATCTTTTCCTAATAAATAGGAGAAATGGTAAAAAGTATAAGTTTAATCTTACGGAGGTTTCCTGATAATGGCACTAATTGGACCTAGAGAGAATTCCTCTCAATTATACAGTAATAATCTTGACACAAGTTCTAGTGGTAATAACACACAAACAAGTGCAAGTGTAAGTACAGACCAACCTGGTGCATATATTATTCATGCAGGTTATACTCCATCCGATCAAAGTGGTAACTATCCCAATAATGACTGGGATGCTTGGGCGGTTAGATGTTATGTTGGTGGATCACAGTTAGGTTCTCAAATGAGAGGACAAGAAGGTGGTATTCAAACATATCGTATTGCTGGTGCTCACTGTTGGTATTGGAATAAGACCAGTACGTCTTCAGAAAATATAGATGTGAGATGCAATTCTTACTGGGGTGAAGGAGACAACGACGGAGGAGGACAACGAGGATTCCTCAACGTTGGTATATTTCGTTTAGGAAAGCACTAAGGAGGTAATTATGGCAGATCAAACAGATGGTGTAGTAGTCAAACCGATTGGCGACTGTTTAATGAAAATGGGCATCAAGGACTTTGTTGTTGATGTTAATGCTAATGCAGTTCTACAACCAACACTAACAGCATCACAAGTAACACAGTTAAATGCACTTATAGATGCAGAATGGCCAAAGATGAAGATAAGAGGTAGAAGAGATAAACTTTTACTACAATCTGACTGGATGGCAAATTCTGATGTTACTATGTCTGATGAGTGGAAGACTTATAGACAAGCATTAAGAGATTTACCAGCAAATTCTCCTAGTGCCTCAGTTAACCTTGAAACAGGTAGACTAGAAAATGTTACTTGGCCCTCGAAACCTACTGGATAATTAATATTATTTTATTATGAAAATTGATGTGATTGAGGATTACTTAGAACCCTCAGATTTTGAACAATTAAAAACTACACTATTGAAAGATGAGTTCCCTTGGTTCTTAAGTACAATAGTAAATGGCGATGACACCCTTGCTCCTGATTGGAATACGCAAATGGTGCATCGCTTTTATGATAATAATGTACCTACATCATCATTCTTACAGGCATTAGATCCAGTATTCACTAGGATAATTTCATGTGGTATGTCTAGTTTGCATAAAGTTAAAGGTAATATAGTTCATAAAACAGAGAATATAATAGAGCATGGGTATCATGTAGACATAACAGATCATAGACCATACTTCAGAACATCTATTCTTTATATGAATACTAATGATGGATATACTAAGTTTGAAGATGGTACAATAGTAACGTCAGAAGCAAATAGATTCGTTACTTTCCCTACATCTATGAGACATACTGGTACTACTTGTACTGATGCTAGCTTTAGACTGGTATTAAATTTTAATTACGCTATTTAAAAAAGTACAATTACCAGAATTGGTAAAAAAATGGTCAATGTACTTACTGGCACATACTGTAGACAACTGGCAATAAACATGCTATACTCATGGAGTAATTGAGCAAGATAAATGCCAAGTTTTTACTTACAATCTATAGACGAAGACGGTGCAACAACAACTAAATCGTTTGAAGCATCATACTTAGATCATGCTGTAGAGTATGTTGGCGACTTCTTGCAGGGTAGTGGTTTTTGTTTTGATGAACTAACAGTTTCAAAAAGTACAATTACCGAAATCGAAGAAGAAGAGGTCAATGTAGTCAAATCTGAAGAGATGCTGAAAAGGGTAGCAAACACTACTGATTCAATCTATCGACAGACTGACGTATAACCTATATAAAATACAGTTTCATTTGTTGTAACTTCCAAAGACATGGGCAAGACTTTTAGACGAGGTGGTGCTGAAAGAGGTTATTCTTCTCCAGGCAAATCACTAAGAGATAAACGTCAACGAGGAACTAATCGTTCCGAGTTCAGGGATGATAAAAATAACAAATATCATCCAAAGGAAAACATTAGAAAGTATCAATCTTTTACCGAGGAGGAATTATGGGGATAACAACTAAGAAAGTTCCTGGTCAGGATATATCACATTTATCACATGGATTATTTCCAGAATATTTCTATGAAGAGGATTATGATGATCTTGAATATGATGATGAATCTGTAGATAGTATTGAAATAGATTATACAACTCAAAGTTAATGAAAGATCAAAATACTATCCATGATAGTGAAACTAAACATGAAAAATGGGATAGAGCGAAGTCTCTATTCCTTGAAAGTTTATATAAACCAGACAATCATTTAAGAGGTTGTTCACATAATCAAAAATGTTTCCATGAATTAATGGAAATTAAAGATATAATAATTAATCACGTTAAAGAAATGGACAATCCTTATAGTCCACAAATTAAAGTACCATTTGGTACAAAAAATAATCATATAGAACCCACTATTACTACACCAAAAGGTGAGATTAGTGAAACTTTAATGAGTGGAACTCTAGGAGATTATTATAATGAATATTGATCTACCTGAGTGTATATTATTAGATGATAGTGAAAAGCAACTGTTAAAAGATGCTTTCTTATCATATATGAAAGAATTAGAAGTTAAATCAAAGAAAGAAAAACTATTAACTACTGAAGCATATCAGGAAGTTATGTATCAACTTGAAAGCATGATACAGAAGTTGCATTTAGGGTATGGCAGTTGAGAGAGTGTCCACTATTCACCCTATAACACAGTAAAATAGACTATATTAAGAGAGTCAAATTCAAACCCCATTCGGGACTTTCAAATGACATCTGAAATTATTAAACAGTCAACAGAATTGTTGACCGAACAATTCACAAACGGTGAAGGATTACGAGGAGTTCCACTTAAGAACTATAGTGGACCTAAATTAGAAGAATGGTCTGAGAATACATTAAAACTTATCATTAAAGACCTACAAAATAAGTACCCTAATAGTAACATAGAGTGGGGTAAAGGTTATCTTAAGTCAGATCAAGAAGGATTAGGTGATGAAAGATTAGATCAGCATGTTAAAATAGATGGTGTATATGTTTATCTTCAGGAAGATAGAGCATGGGTTGACAAACCATTTTATACACTTAAGAGAGCAGTAATTAGAAACATTATGATCTCTTGTAAGCAACAATTACACCCTAATGTTAAATTTGGTCTTGTTGGTTATTGTATAGACATCAAACAAGATTTAGTCAATACATGTAATGTAACTCAAGGATTTGCTGATAAAGTTAGTAGATTCTCTCTTACTGGTAGAAGACGTAGTAAGAAAGTTAATGGTAAAACTGTTAACTGGTATGAGACTGGATTTGTAGAAGAAACTGTGGTACAATATATTAACTATGTGTATAAAACTTTGGAGGATGTTATAGTTGGTTGAACTATATCATGGAGATTGTCTCGTAGAGATGAATAATATCGCAGAGGATTCAGTTGATCTGATTCTCTGCGATCTTCCTTATGGCACTACTAAATGTAAGTGGGATTCTGTAATTCCACTTGATAAATTGTGGGAACATTACAAGAGAGTTATTAACAAGAAACATGGTGTAATTGCTCTGTTTGCAGATCAACCATTTACCTCTATGTTAATATCATCTAACCTAGATTGGTTTAAGTATGAATTTATATGGAAAAAAGATAAGACTACTGGTTACTTACTAGCGAATTATCGTCCTATGAAATGTACTGAAGATATTGTAATCTTCTCACCAGCAGGTGCAGCAGCAGCATCAAGACATAAGGGTAATATGACATATAATCCGCAAGGATTGATCCCTAAAGTTGTTAAGAAGAAAAATAGTGAGAAGAGAATAGGTAAGATGTTAAACCAAAAACATCATTTAGGACAGAACAATAAGTTATTATCAGAGACAGAATACTCTCAACAATATACTAACTATCCTACTGAAATACTTGAGTTTAAACATGAAAATGATACTAAACATCCTACACAAAAACCTATTCCATTATGTGAATATCTTGTTAAAACATATAGTAATGAGGGACAGATTGTGTTAGATAATACTATGGGAAGTGGAACAACTGGAGTTGCTTGTGTTAATACTAACAGGCAATTTATAGGCATAGAAAGTGATACTAACTATTTTAAATTAGCACAAGAGAGAATCCAACCAGTTAAGAAAGTGTCACATGATGTCACCCATAATCCTATAGAATCCCTTATACTACAAAAGTAAATTAAAGACTATGCAAAAGTTCTTTTCAGATAAGACACAAATTTCACTCATTAAGAAAGCACTTAAGAAGAGTGATCAAGATCCCTTTCTTTATAAGGAAGAGGAGATACACAAACTAAAAACATCTCTACGCAAATTGCGAGAGAAAGTTGAATCTACCAGACAATTTAACAACGGAGGATTTGGTTATGACTACTAAGAAACTATTTGTTTCGAGTGTAGATTATGATGAAAAGTATGACAATTGTCAGGAAAATGAGGATGACTGGGTATCATCAGTATTAGGTACTGAAGATGATGCAATCTATGACATATTAGATCAGTTATGAACACTTATGAAGTCCTATTACAACGTGAAAATGGTTACAATAAGACTGTAATCGTTCACGATTGTTATTCCGAAGATGAGGCAAGTTTACTTGCTGAATCACAATATGGTCTGCCAGTTCTTAGAGTTCTATGGAAACGTAGTACGAACAATAATACATTTAGTGATGATGATTACAACAGTATGGCATCACCAATAAATCGTAGTTTTGCAGGGTTTATGGGAGGATTAGGACTTCTATGTGTAGGTGCTGGTATATTAATATTGATAGAATTTTGGTATCTATTTGTTATTGGAGGTGTAGGATATGCAGGTTATAAGGTATATAAGGAAAACAAATAGGCATAAATTCTTGTTACTGAAATGTCCTAATATACACACAAATATAATAAATAGTGGTAGAATTAGGGAAACAAGATGACCTGAACTCCTCTATATTATGAGGTTAAATGTAGTCTACGGAGGTAAGTATGTCGCATAGTTTAATGTCTTTCAATCAAATGGCATATACTAAACATCAAGACAATTCAGTAAGTTTTAACGAACAAGATGAATTAATGGACGATTATTTTGAGTGCCTGATTGATTGCGAAGATGATCACTCTAGTTGTAGGAGGGTATGTAAAGAAATTCTAATGGTCTAGTATGACAGTTACCAAAGTGTACACAAAACCCCCATCTGGGGGTTTTTTTGTGTATAATAATAAGGTACACAAGAAAATTCCTCGTTTATGCCAACTAAAGCAACAGCACGCAAGTCAACTTCAACTACACCTCGTAAGAGAAGGACTCGCAAGACTACTGCTAAGGTAAACCAAACTATCAAGGAAGTTCAGGCAGTTTTAGATGCACCAACACCTAAATCTCTTGATAAAGTTTCATCAACAACAAAAGTTGTTTCACTAAATAAGTCACAACCGCTACCTGTTATTGTGACTGAAGAAACAAAAGTTGATGAGAAAGTGAACACCCCACAACTAAATCGTCCAGAGAAACCTATTCTAACTGTTGATGATTACGTTGCTGATTTTAAAGTTCGTTGGCAAATACATTCCTATGAAACAACAATTCTATGGAATCAGTCAAGGAATCTTTACACTCAGACCGCACAATATGTAAGAGATTCTTACAACAAAGCATTTAATCAAGGCGAGTAGGACGGTTGACAAGGTGTCCACTAAACCCCCATTAGGGGGTTTTTTCATGTATGATTATATTATTGATGAGGAATTGCCTTTGACAAACGATTTAAGACCCCATCAGTTGCGTGCTTATGATAACATGAGTCAGCACGATTGTGGTCAAATTATCATCCCTACAGGTGGTGGTAAAACATACATTATGATCGAAGATTGCAAGAGGTTTCTTAACAACAATCGTAACAAGACTATTGTTGTAGTAGCACCTAGAATCTTACTTGCTAATCAACTATCAGAAGAATTTTTAAGTGAAGTAAGTGATGTTGACGTATTGCATGTTCACTCTGGTGAAACACATCACGATAGCACAACTAAGTCAGAAAATATACTTTGGTGGAATATTACCAGCACTAGAAATAGAATTATCTTTACAACTTATCACTCTTTGTATAGAGTATTAGATGCCAATATTGGTATCAGTACAATATATTTTGATGAGGCACATAATGGTACTGGTAAAAGATTTTATGAGAGTATATTAAAGTGTTCTCAAAGAGGATTTAGACGCTATTTCTTTACTGCAACACCCCGCATTTCACGCAGTAAGAAGAACATAAGTGCGGAAACTAGAGGTATGAATAACACTCTAATATGGGGTTCTATATTAGAACAAACACCAGCACAGGAGTTGTTAGATAGTGGTACAATCTTACCACCTAAAGTAATAACATTTGAGACAGATAGAGAGAGAACTAAACAGAACGCACATGAGGTAGATGGTGATAACTTAAAGGATATAATTAGGAGTATGGATATACATTCACCTAAGATACTTGTGTCTGCTCCAACAACACAAATTATGTGGAATATGTTGACACAAACTGATACTCAGGACTGGATATATCGTGAAGGTTATGATATAATGCACATAACATCTAAGCATGGTGCATATATCAATAAGAAGAAAGTAGGTAGGGAAGAGTTCTTCCAAACCCTTACAGATTGGGGTAAAGATGATAACAAAAAGTTTGTAATCTTCCACTATTCTATACTATCAGAAGGGATAAATGTTCCAGGTTTAACTCATTCAGTTATGCTTAGAAACTTACCAACTATAGAAATGGCACAGACAATAGGTAGAGTAATTAGAGTACATAATGAGGACAGAAATAGTGTAGATAGTGGTGTAATTCCAGCAGGTAAGTTTGATTTATACCAGAAAAGTTGTGGTAAGATTGTTGTACCTATGACTGGTAAGTATGGTCAAAAGATAGAACGTAGACTACAATCTATCGTAAATTATATCTTTGTAGAAGGTATTCCACCCCTTAGTTATTGTTAATGAAAGACACAATTCTATTTGGAGATTGTAGAGAATCTCTCAAAAGTATCACCACTAAATGTCAAATGTGTGTGACAAGTCCACCTTACTATGGATTGAGAGATTACGGTGGGGAAGTATCACAAATAGGACAGGAAGATACACCAGAAAAGTATATCGAAGAAATGGTAAATGTCTTTAGGTTAGTGAGAGATAACCTTGAAGATAACGGTACGTTATGGTTAAATATTGGTGATAGTTATTACAACTATCGTCCTGGTAAGGGTGCTAATTACCCTAAGCAAAGTGTTAGTAAGACTAGGCAAGATTTACCTACTAATAGTAACAAACGTGGTAACAAATTAGAGGGACTAAAAGAGAAAGATTTGATCGGTATTCCTTGGATGTTAGCGTTTGCATTAAGGGCAGATGGATGGTATTTAAGGCAGGATATTATATGGCATAAACCTAATCCTATGCCTGAAAGTGTGCGTGATAGATGTACTAAATCACACGAGTATTTGTTCCTCTTAAGTAAGAATAAGAAGTATTATTATGATAATGAAAGTATCAAGGAACCAGCAAAAGATTGGGGTACTCGTGATAGAACTAAAGGGAAATATCATAATAAAGGTACAGGATTACAACCCCATTCTGGACTCACTAAATCATATCCAAAGAAGAATAAACGCTCTGTTTGGAGTATAACTAACAAACCATATAAGGGTGCTCATTTTGCTACTTTCCCACCTGAAATAGTAGAGAATTGTATTAAAGCAGGGTCACAAATTAGTGACACTATATTAGATCCATTTATGGGAAGTGGTACAACTGCTATGGTAGCAAAACAGTTGGGTAGGTATTACTTAGGGTGTGAATTACATGAGGAATATGGTAAACTAATACAGGATAGATTACCCAACACAAGTTTAAGTGAATTACTGTGACAGTTCGCAAAGTGTACACTATTCCCCCACAGAGCATGAAAATGATGTATTATATAAATGTGGGAGGCAAGGGTGACGTTCACTACTCGTCTTTAAATCGAACCTCTTCCACACTTTAATCAATCGGAGATTCTATGCCAGCAACTGCAACACAATTAAACGAGAACCAGACTTCACTTGATGAAAGAGTATTAGAATGGACAGAGAAATTGTGTGCTTCATTAACAGAGAATTATAGAATGTATCATAGAAATATGATAAGTGCTAATTCTCAAAGATATGAAGGCGAAATGTCAGACTACGCAAAGAAACAACTTGCAGAAATGGATAACGGAACTGCTAAACTTATGAAGTTCGTTATCAAGAATGGACGCAAGTATTACAAGATCATGCAACATGACTTCGATACATTTCAAGATAGAAATGAATATAGAGAAGCAAGTGTTCATGCTTTTGTTGATAAAAAGACTGGTCAAGTTTATAAACCAGCATCTTATAATGCACCAGCAAAGCATGTAAGATTTGATATGAGAATTATCAATCAACGTGAAATCTGCCACAACCCTATGTTAACAACTTGGGCAGGTGGTTGGTTATACTTAAGATAGGTAATTCGAGGAGATGGATGTGCCTCGTAGGTCGCAACTACAGAAAGAACTAACATCCCCTTAGGTTTTTTATAGTCCTTAAGTATGACTTTAAACTGCTTAATTTGTTCCTTAATTAACAACAACATCATGGCATTTAATCCTGAAGTAGCACTATTCGCTCTTTTAGAAGATGCACAAACATCAGCAGAAGTTCTTCAAGTAATTGATGACTATCTTGCTAACAGTTGATAACAATTAGTCTAAGGCATCTAATGGGCATTAAGTTGCAACAATCATTAAATGTAAGTCCTTAAACATTAATTATGGGGGTGAAATTCCCCCTCTTCATTCACATTCACAAGAGGTACTTTATGTCACTTAAAGAATTAACTGACCAACAAAGAGACAACTTAACTGAACAATATGTTGAGATAGTTGTTGATAATATGTCAGAAAAAGACCTTGTTAGTTATGCACAAGAGCAACTAATTGCATATTTTAATGAAGGATCATTAGATGAATTGAAGGAAGATATTAATAATAATGATGAGGAATTGTGGGAGGAGTTAGTTGATAATGTTACTAATCCAACTGTATTAGATGTTAATAATACAGGAGGTAAGTATTAATGAACTCACTCGATTTATTATCAGATCTATTAGTTAACTTCTGCAAATTGCAACGTCTTGAGTTACAATCAGCAGATGACATATTATACGATCAAGATGTTACTGACTTCCAAAGAAATTGGTTGTTAAGTTATATCGAACTCTGGGATTATACACAGGAGGTAGCATGACTTTTGAAACTTCAGTCCATAATGTAAGACTAACTGGTAATGAAATCTCAACGATTCTTTACTGTTTAGAGGGATACATTCAGGGTTCTGATGAATACTCAGAAGGTGGTAATTTCTCTTTAGATGTTGATAACATTTTCTCAGCATTAGAGGAGGTTACTGATACCTATCAGGGTGAATTTGCGGAGGTTAGTAATGTCTAACGTCAACAGATATACTCGTGCTGGTAACAACGGAAAGACAATAAGTTGTCCTAATTGTTCAGCACCAGCAACAGTATTTCACTTCAGTTGGAGTGCATTAACTTGCCAGTATTGTGGCAAGTCCATTAACAAAAACTCTTGGAGGATTGCCCCTTGTTAAGTACACAACAGTTCCAGGATTTGTATCGCTTAATTGATAGCGAACAAATATCACTTATTAATGATGGTGAGAACGAAGATTGGAATAGTATAAGACGAGAACTACATAATATTGAGAAAGAGAATAAATTAGTGGAGGAATTGTGTCGTGACTTATAGAGAATTAGCAGCAAAGATTACACTGCTTAAAGATTCAGAAATGGACAGTGAAGTTACATTCTATGATGATAGTTCAGGTAGGTATCATCCAGTTAGTAAGTTAATAGTTAATAACATAGATCCTGACTTTCCACCATTAATTTATATGGAAATTCATAGGGATGAAGTATATGCTAGACCCATATAATATGCTATAATAGATTAACATTTTCCCTTTCTAATTTGGATTCTTAACTATGACTTACACAGTTCAAACTGACTATCATACGATAGATTTTACAGACAAGATTGCACATAAGTTAGTATTAGAAAAGTGTGAAGAATTGGGGTGTAATTTAGATTACTATTTCTTTGAATTCGATACTACAGACACCGAACCCGAAGCATATCAGGATATACCATATAATGAATTTGATGATCCTTTGATGTGACAGTTATCAAACTGCACACTTTTGCCCCTATTTGGGGCATTTTTTGTTTATAATAAGAATGTAAACAAATGAGGTCAACCTTATGAACAAAACTTCAAAGATTATGCAAAGAATCTTACAAGTTGAGAATTTCCAGAATGTAGCATGTGTATGTGCTGACTGGTCAGAATTCATGCAAGAATTAAGCGAGTGGGGTGTATATGGGTGTGCTAAAATAGATTTTGATGATG